ATAATTGTTTCTTGAACTGTTTCTAAAGTTCCACTAGCAGTGTAATTATCTGAACCAAACGTATCAGTATCATTTTGATCGTTATTCTGATTATCAATTAAAGTAAATGTCCTCACTCCAGTTTCAAATTTAGGATGATTGCCCGTATTTGGATTTGGAATATAGTAAGTTCCAACTAGATTAGCACTAAGATCAGATACCAATCTCAAGTTGCTAACTTTTGCTTGAGCTCCACTCGAATTTCCTCTTAACTCCATCCCCGTACTAGCATATCCAAAGTAACCACCTTGTGGTTGGTCAGATAGTGAGAATGTATCAATATTCAATATTGTAGAAGTTGCTGAATATGTAGAAGGCATATCTGCACTACCAGAACTCTTAAGTTGAACAGTTCCAGGTGTTCCTAAGAATGTTTCAAGTCCAGTTGCTCCAACTTGAGATTGATAAGGATTTTTCTTATAAACCTCTTTTGGTGCATTATATGGTCCAGTCCTATGGTTTGCCTGTGCAACTCTAAACTTTATGAAAGCTTTATCAGTACCTTCTGGTTGTACACCAGATCCAGGCATTGTCCCAATAACAGTTTCACCTACACGGAATTTACCACTATTCATAGTGATCTCCAGTAGTTTTGGAGTACAATATTTTGTTACAGCTTGATTATCAAAGAATGCATAAAGTTGTGTTAATGGTTTAGTCTTAGTACATCTAAACTCAACATTCCTAGAGCGCATTATCGTAACAATGTCTCTACTAACAACCTTATCTCCTAAAGATTCATTATCCCATTGTTCAGTAACTATCTTTTTGATACCATCTCTAGTAGAAACTCCGGTATCATAAGTATCCCTAGTTGTAGTTTGTAAGGTTTTAACTTTAGTAATTTTATCATCTCGTATTCTTGATCTTCCTCTACCACCATTAATCCATCCTCTTTTAATAATAACCCGTTTTTTCTTAGTTTTTTTCCCTCTTACGTCCCTTTGCTCATGACGATCATTATGCCTTTGTCCTGTCCAATTAGTCTCCCAAGCATTCCATAAAATTGGACTAAGACCAGTTTGTGGATCAACTCCCCACTGATTTTGAGCCTGGGCCATAATTCCAGCAAAATTACCTTCAGTTTTAGTGATTTTTGCTTTAATTCTTGCAGTATCTGTCCAAGTATCGGACGATGGTGTTAATTTTACAGATAATTGCCAGAAACTTACCAAGAATGGAGTAACACTTTCTGTTCTAGTTGCAAATTGCTGACTCAACCATTCCTTTTCAGTATAATCAAGTGTAACAACACCTGCACCTTTCCTTATATTTGTACCTTCTGGTACTAAAAATTCAGTATCTGTACTAGCATCAATACCTTCAACGGGTCCAACCATCAAATCAATAGAACTTGTATAGTGTTGTGGCCTCATTTCTTGTTCTTGAGGATCTATACTATTCCTTAATTTAACATCATCTTCTTGTGCTCTAATAGATGTAAAATTATCAACAAAGAATCCTGATTTAAATTTATTTAAACCATCAGCATCAGGAACAAATAAATTTGCTGTTTCTGATTCAAGCATGGACAAAGAAGTATAATATTCAAGATTCTTGATTCTGTTCTCAAGATCTCTAATATCCCTCATTCTATATCTCTTATGAGATAAGAAGTCAACTGTAGAATCCTCCATAATGAAAAGATAAGGAGGTAACGATATTGTTGCAATTTCTAATGCGTCATCAATCCCTACAGGTTGTACTGGTTTTTCTGCTGGATCACCATATTGAATTTGGAAATTTCCAGTTTTTGATAAGAAAACTCTATCAGTTCTACCAAGATAGAATGAGAAATTTGTAATAATAGATTCATCAGATGCCAAAATATTAGCAGCTGAATTTCCCGATGCAGTGAAGGATCTACCATAGAATTCTAATGGTGATCTTGCACCCTCAACTACAGTATATGTACCAACTTTCGGTCTTATATCAATTGAATCAGTATTTCTTTCACCATTAATAGTCTGAATATCAGCAGAATAATCCCAAGTATCATAAGAATTCTTTGTTGTAATATCACCTTCATCGTTATCCTCATAATAACCATTGGTGAAATAAATTTTTAAACTCTTTGTTGGTGCTTTAGCATTAGTTCGTCTTTGAATAAATCCATAATCATAGAACGTACTTTTTTGACCACTATCAAAACTATAGTTTGCACTTATATTCCGACTAGGTGCATCTAATGTCGTTACAATACCTTTAACTTTTGATTCTTCAAAAGTAACTGCTTCACCTTCTTCAAATCCAGTTTCATTCTGAGTAAGATATGTGATTTGTGCATTAGTTATCTTTTCTGCACAATATGCTATAGCACCACTATTTTCTCCAATTATTTTCTCACCCACAACCAAATCTTCAGTTTTTCCAGAAGAACCGGTTAATGAAGATAGAATCATCTTTGGTGCAGTTGCATTACCAACATCATTAGATTCAAAAATACCAAGAATATCAACAATATCTCCATAATTTAATACAATTTTTTCATCTTGAACTCTAGTTCCTATTGGGAAATTACCAGGAACCAAACCATCATTCTTAGTTGTTGCACCAATACCAGACTGTGTAAGTTTTGAAGCATTAACAATAATAGAATTTACTCTATTCTTTCTCTTAATCTTTGCAGTTGGTTTAGATTTCTTTAATGTTGCTATTAATGTAGCCCCAATATCTGAAGATCCTAAATTCTTAAGTTGCAACTGAGTAGCCCCTGCAGTAAACAAGAACATATCGTCAGTAAGTGCTACCGTTGTACCATCTGATCTAGTAAATGCATATCTCTCTTCATCATAAGGAGTAAATGATTCATTTGTGTCTGTAACCAATAATGTTGTAAGTTGACCATTTGTACCATCTACATCAACAGTATACGCTTTTCTAATAGTCAATACTGCATCTTCTAAATCAACATCAGAAATAAAGGGTTTGGGCATTAATGTATATAAACTAGTCTCTGTTGACTCTGAAATTGGAGTACTTATAACTTGCATATTTGGAACATACAAAGTAGTAGCACCAACCTGAGGTATTTCCCCTTCTACAACTCCGGTAACAGTTGTAACTCCAGTTATACTAACACTAGTAGTTGTTACATCAGTAATTCTTGCATATGAAGATTCATTGTTTCCAAATCCACCAAATTGAAGAATATTATTTACTTTTAGATCTCCTGGGAATAATGGATTCTCACTAGTAACTACAGATTTTCCAGTTGCTTGTGCTCTAGCGGTAATACTAGCACCACCAATTGTAAAATGAGGTTTTTGTAGTGTGTCTGAATTAAATGTACTTGCAGAACCAACATTACCTAAATCTGGTCCACCATAAATTGATTTAACATCACCCATTCCATAGGAAGTTACTGCAATAGCAACCCGATTGTTTGGTGTACCATTAAATTCAAATGGTTCATTAGCTAAAAATTCTCCAGACTTTTCATAAATATCTAAAGAAGTACTATTAGTAACTGCATCCTTCAAGAATCCAGTAGCACCACTATACTTTCCTTTTACATAAGTTGGAATACTAAGGGAAACTATTTCATTTAATGTTATACGAGAAGATAATTGAACATCATAAAGGGAAATATCCCAAATATTCTGATTATTATTTGAGGTTGAATATGAACCAGATTCTAACGCACAATCATAAACCCTAGCAACACCAATTTCTTGACCTGATGCTGTACTTAGAGATTGACCAATTCCTATTCTTTCACTCCTTAAACTGACAATATAAGTATTACCAATTCCAATCGTAGGCAATCCCTTAACATTATTAACTGATAAGGTACTTCCTGTTTTATATTGAACTTGTTGACCTTCTAATCTCTTAGTTGTTCTTGGTTTTGGAACATCCATATAAGTAGAACTAATTGTTTCTATCTCATATCCCTTTACAAATGCCTTACCTGGACCAAACTGATATATTGCAAGATCGTCACTGGCTAATTCTCCACCGGAAGTAAATTGACCAGCATCATAAACACCATTATTTCCAAGATGATCATTTAAAGAATTTTTTACAATAACATCAAAAGGAGTTACAGTATAATCACCAGACTCTGCATGTGTTCTACGTGCAAGTTCATCTGCGATATAATTATATTTGGTGTTAGTGGTTTGACTCTGCAGAGTCCCATCTTCAATAACTGCTAATTCAATAAAATTGGAGTCATTAAAATCATCTAACGGTTTTGAATATAAACTACATGTAATCTTTAAACGGTCTGCACCTGGTGCAGCATAGTTATTAAATCCTTTAGAGTTGTCTGATAGGGTTTCATCCTCATCAGCGTTAATAATATCTTCTTCAATTCTTAAACCAATTCTACCATTAGGAGAATTATCATATTGACTTAAAATAATAGTTTCATCTTCTACATTTACAAAATTTCCTCTTATAAAGTAAACACCATTTGATATTGAAAAGGATGCTGCAGTAGAAGTTGCATCATTCGGTATACATGATGCAAATGATTCCCCTGAAGGTATATAAGCATTATTCTCTGGACCAGAGGTTATGTCACTATCTGCAGTTAAAAGTTCCCCATCATTAAACACTTTTATAGAACTATCTTCAACACCAGCTGAAATATATGAAACATAAATGGTCAAATTACCCCTTTCAGACATCTCTGCCTCTAAGACCTTATTAATAATTGCAGTTACACCTGTGGTTAATCCAATTATTTTTCTACCAACTAATTGTTCAATATAATAATCGACAGGCACTCCTAGATGAGTGTTATTCAGTTCTACAGCAAAATATTCTGGAGAATATGCAGTATTTCCAGGAATTACCTTTGCACCTTCTTTAAAGAAGTGTTGACCAAACTTCTCAAGTTGATTCTGCAGAATAGACTGCAATCCACTTAATTCTCTAGCCTGAACAGGATATCCAGGTTTGAAAAGCACCTTATGATATCCAGATTTTGGATCAAAATCATCAAAATATGGTGAAACGTTTAAATTGGTTTGTTGAGCCATAGTTAATTAGAACTGCAATATAATTTTGATGTCTTCCTTTTGATTAGAAGATCTAGTAATAGATGGTCTTTGATCAATGTAAATCATATTTCCAGAATATTTGTCAATCTCTGGATTTGCCAATCCTTTAGTAAATGATTGTCCAAGGTAATATGTTCTATTATTTATTGAAGTAGAGAGACCTGCAAATGCTGTGCTAATTGATAGGTTAGCACTACCTCCAACGATGATCCTATCTCCACCTGCAGCTGGGTCTGCAGTAAATCTTGTCGTGTCGTATCCATAAATTGGATTTGTTAATGCAACACCAACGGTACTAAATCCCGCCATAGTACGGTCTTGCCAATACTTTAGAACCCCAGTAATTTGATCGTAACTAATAACTTTACCAATAGCAGTAACACCAGTTCCAGTTGTCTGTGTAACTATACTGTCCCCAGTAAATGTCGTGGAACTGTATCCAGTACCAGTCAATCTCATAGCATAAGTAGCAGCCGCTTTATCAAGAGTAAGCAACTGAGTTGAACCCCATGCATATGGATTTTCAATAATACCAATTCGAGCGATTTGGTTTCCTGTTATAAAGTCTGGGTTTTCTGCATCATTCTCAATTCGTGCATACATTAGTGCCATAGTAGCACCCAATTCACGATAAATGTCTTTACCGTGCCCTCCAGGAGGAGGTACAATCACATCAAGAGTCGGTGAAGTGGTTGGTGTTGGAACTGAACCTGCAGCTAAGTCAACACTACCATAAGTATATCCATATCCTTCGTTTGAAACCGTTACACTTTCAATTTGCTGGTCATTATTAACAACAACAGTACACTCTGCATCAAATCCATCACCTTTAATTGGAACTCTTGTATAAGTCTGGTTAGCAGTACCAATACCAGTTCCTCTATTTTTAATAACAACAATTTTAATACCACCATCAACAGCGTTAAGTCTAATAGCACTATCTTCTACATTAGATTCCCAATTCGCAGGAACTGGCATAAAGTCAGTAGAATCAAATTTAATAAGGTCTGCTGGTTTGATACTATAAAGATACTTCCAAATATAACCGTCACCAGAAGTACCAGCAATTCTTGGTTCTAAGTCCGTAAAGGTTGGTTCGTCAAGAGAAGGTTTTCCATCAGGTGTTTCTGGTGTTGTTCCATTCTGCAAACAAATATAGACTCTATAGTCACTATTAACAATAAAATAATTCGCTGTATATAACGTAGTTCCACCAGAGTTCTTAGGAGCATTAGTAATGCTATAATCCTGTCGATATAGATCATAAGTTGTACCAGAACTCCACTGATTCTTCTGAACAACCTGCTTAATGTCGTCAGGAGTTATCTTCTTAACCGCAATCATCGTATCATAATAATCATTATACGATGTAAAAGAATCCACTGGAGCTGGCGGTGCAGAATCCCAATCTGACTGAAGACTTGTTGGATTAGGTAAACCAACAAAGGCATAGTAAGAATTAATATTGGTGGAAACACCAGCAACAAAATTCTTCGCATTCAATATTCGAATTTGATCAGTTATAATAGCAGACATTGAACCTACGTTTAGTAATACTAATTTTATCTATTTAGACAACAATTATTAAAGAAATCAAGAATCTAATACTGTATCAACGTAATTCGTTGCTTTCAGTGCAATCTTCCTCTTAATTTGAGGTCCTGTTTGGATTCCTGTAATACCATCAACCAAAGAAACTGGGTATGCTATTGATCTCATTCTACCCTTAAATTGGAGTTTACCCCAACTATATTCGCCTATAAAGGAACTACTAATACCCTGACCCATAGAAGAACATCCTACAACAACATCTAATCCATTCCATCCATGAACTCTTGTGGTTACCCTTAACAATGGTCCAGGAACTGTTGAACCAAATCCAACAGTAGTTATTCCAGTGTAGTGCGCAACTTCATATACATTATCAAGAGCAGTTGTTCCAACACCAACATAATTACCTGCGGCATCTATAGATGTAACACCGCTACCAAGATTAGTTCCGTTAAGCATAAAGAAGTGACCAGTCTGTAGACCACATACCGTAATTGCATCAGGACTTGTAATCTTATCATTTCTCAATGGAGAAAGTTGAGGAATAAACAAATCAAAGGTAATACCCGTAGTTACACCCGTATAAGATGTTGTACCAATTCCAGAAATAATTCCATAATCACCACTATATGAATCAAGAGTATTTTCTTCTCTAACATATGTTGGAGCAGAAATTACTACTGAAGGAACACTCAAATTAGTATATGCAAGTCCAGGACTAGTAATAGTAATTCCACTAACAACTCCATCTGCATCAATAGTTGCAGTTGCAGTTGCTCTAGCAGTTGTTCCAATACCAGCAAGAGGAGTTCCTCCTATACCAGTAGGAGTAGAAATTCTAACTTCTGGAGCAATACTATACCCTTTACCACCAGTCGATAAAGTAATCGAGGACACAGTACCTGCAGCAGAAACTACTGACGTTCCAGCTGCACCTGCAAACTTATCATAATGACTACTTGCATTTACAATCTCAATATCCTTCTGGAAATCTCTATTAATTGGGTTCTCATTCTCAGGATCAAACATTGGTTTGCAATTATCAACCCAAACCGCTGTAGATCCAACACCAATAGGTTGAATTAGATATGCGGTTGGGAAGATATTCGGTTCTTGTAGAGGACGATCTTTACGAACAATTCTTCCATCAATATACTTATCTTCAAGTTGCTTCATCCAATTAACAGGTCTTACTTCAGTATCATCATCCCCTAATCCATATCCAAAGTACTGGTTAGTATCAACCTGGTCAGAAGATTTAACTTCTGAAACAGTTCTTGGGAACTGAAGAAGATCTCGTGTACCATTAAACTTACGATCATATGATAATACTAGATCATCACCCATCTTAACTGTTTCAACAATATCTCTATCCTTCACATCTTCACCACCAGTTCCTCTATAGAAGAAGAATCTGCAAGTATCTCCTTCTTTTGGTGCTTCACTAAGAGTTATGCTTGCACCACCATTAAAGACGAATCCTTCACCAGGTACCTGTAGAACATCATTAATAGTAAGAATAATAGTTTCTTGAATCGATATATTCGATCCTTTTCTTCCTTGAATAGCATATGATTCTCCACCTAAAGTAATTGGGAACGATTTTCTAGCACCATCAAAGTAACTTGAAAAATCATCAAGTGCATCAAGTTCTCCCATAGTCCACATATTAAATTCATCATG